GTATGAAACATGAGCAATTATTTGCTTATGTATGTACTGATATGCAATGTTTAATACCTTCTGCAAACGAACAAGGTGAAGTAATATATAACAAGCAAAATTATCAAGAATACACAGTGTATTTAAGAAATGCTCAAATTGTTTATAATAATAAGAATGGTGAACTACAAAGAGTTGGTAATCCTATACCTATTTTATTAAATGAACATGTAATTAATGAATATTACACAAATAGAAAAAGAATTTCATTAATAGAAATTGGAAAAGATTTGTTTGATGGAATAAATGATTTAGAAAGTTTAGATGCAGACGATTTAGAACAATATGTAAATGCTATTTTAGTATTTATAAATGCTCAAATAAGTGGAGAAGAATTAGAAGAAGTTAAAGAAATGGGTGCTGTTTGCATCAATTCTGATGAAAATAAAAAAGCAAGTGTAGATTTATTACAAGGTACATTAAATTCTAATAATACTCAAATTAATTACAACAGATTGTTAAATGCTTTACATCAAATACTAGGTATTCCTGTTGCTAGTGAATATGGTATTGAAAGTACTGGTGATACTGGAAAAGCCAAATTAACTGGTCAAGGATATACAAGTGCTGGTATTCGTATTGAAGGCGATGAAACAATGTTTGCTAGATGTGATTTTAATTCATTAAAAGTCATATTAAAAGTATGCCAAATGACAGATAAGAGTGGCATTAAGAACTTAAAAGCAAGTAAGATTGATAGCAAGTTCCAAAGAGATATGAGTGATAACTTACTAGTTAAGACACAAGGATTGTTAAATCTATATAGTTGCGATATTCCAAGAGAATATGCAAACTCTATTGTAAATCTATTCTCAGACCCACATGCTGTTACACAAGACCAAGAAAGATTATTTGGTGAACAAATTAGTCAACAATCAAAAGGTTCTGGTGTAAGCACTGGAAATAGTGATTTTACAAAAGAAGCAGATAAAGCAAATGAACAAAATAAAAAAGTTACAAATGCTGAACAAATGAATTTACAAGGGCAATAAAAGCCCTTACTTATCGAGAGACCAGTGTTAAAGAACGGTGCAACTCCGTTCCTCTCGCCCCATTCCCATTTATATACTGATAGTGTAATGGTAACACAATGGTCTCCAAAACCATTAATCTGGGTTCAAATCCTAGTCGGTATGCCAATTAGGCTTTAACATTTGGTAAAACAAATGTTATTGAAATTCTCTTTAAGGCTTGGTAAGGGCTGTAAAATACTTACTGTATAAGGAGAGTGATATAAATGAAAAGAGAAGATTTGTTAGCAAAAGGCTACACAGAAGAACAAGTAACTGATTTACTTAATACATTTCATACAATTAACAATGAAAACAAAGTGTTAAAAAATGAAGTTGAAAGTAAAAAAATACTTGTCGAAAAAAATTTGGAATTACAAAAACAATTAGATGAAATCAATAAGGCTAATATGACAGAGCAAGAAAAAATTGCAACTGAAAAAGCAGAGGCTGATAAGTATTATTCAAATGCTAAAAAAATTTATAATACTGCTAAGGCAAAAGAAATCCTTGCTGGATTAGATATTGATGACCAATTAATTAATACTTTAGTTAGTGAAGATGAAAATGCCACAATTAATAATGCAACATTATTAAAAACAAAAATGGAAAATTTAAAAGAGGCTACTATTAAACAAACTAAAGATAGTATTGCAAATTTGGATATTAAGCCAAATCCAACAAATATTCCACAAGACAATGATTGTATGACTTTGGAAAAATTCAATAAATTAAGTATGACTGACCAAGTTATATTTAAAAGAGAAAATCCAGAAGCATACGAAGAATTAATGAATTAAATTAGAAGGAAGGAAGAAAAATTATGGCAAAAAAAATTAACAGTTCTGTTACTGGTTTAGGTTATTACTATGATGAAGAAATCTTTAACAGAAATTACACAAGTGAAAAAGACCCAACTTCAACTGTCTTAATTGAAAGTGGAGTTATGGTAGAAGATAGCGAAATCGCTAATATGATTTCTGGTGGTGGTAATTTTTATACTTTACCATTCTATACAGATATTGATGGAAATTATGTAAATTATGATGGAAACACTGACATTACTTTAGATGAAGTAGATGCTGCAGGACAAATGCACGGTGTTGTATGGGGAAGAGCAAAAGGTTGGACAGATAGAGACTTTGTTAAAGATTTCTCTAGTGCAGACCCAATGAGAAACATTTTAAATAGAATTCAAAAATGGGAAGCAAAGAAGAGACAAACATTATTAATAGGAATTTTAGAAGCAATTTTCGGAATTACTGGTGCTGCTGGTTCTTATGCTAATGAATTTGCTACTCAACATATTTCAAACATTGCATCTGCTACATCAACAGTTACTGATGCAAACAAAATATCTTTAACATCATTAAGAGATTTAGCAGTTAAAGCAAACGGAGATGCTGCTGATGATTATGCTTTAGCAATTATGCACTCAGTTGTTGCTAACAGATTATCTCAATTCAATGTATTAGAATACTTCAAATACAATGATGCTAACGGACAAGAAAGAGATGTTAAAGTTGGTAGAAGTGGAAACATGCTAGTATTAGTTTGCGATGAAGTTCCACATGCAGTAAATTCAGAAACTAACCAAGTTGAATATACAACATATTGCTTTGGTAGAGGTTCTATTGGATATGCTAAAGCAGCAGTTGACCATCCATCTGAACAATTTAGAAACCAAACTAAGAACGGTGGTATGGATTGCTTAGTAACAAGATTTAGAGAAACTGTATTACCATACGGATTTAGTTTTGAAATGCAAAACTTACCTGTATCTCCTACTGATGCACAAATCACAACTACTGCAAACTGGTCTATCGTTTATCAACCAAAAAATATTTACCTTGCAAAATTAGTATCTAACGGATAGTAAAATGTATATAATTAAAAACGGTAAAGCATATCAAGTTGACGGTGAGGTTGCATATTTAATCAACTTCACCACAACTGGTGATATGAAAGTTGATAAAGACCAAACAATTGAAGTTGTAGGTAATACAATGTACACTTACGATGAAATATATGCAAAATTAAATGTAGCATATATGATTGAAGAAGCAAAAAGAAAAAATGCTATTAAAGCAATAGCAAAAGAATTAGAAAATAAAGAAAAGGTTGAAAAAGAACCTGTAGTTGAAGAAAAAAAAGAGGATAAATCAACAAAAAAGAATAATAAATAGAAAAGAGGTATAAAATGACAGAAAATGAATTAAGCATTTTATTACCATTATTAAAAACAAGAATACCATATGATGAGGATTTCTTTGCAGATAATAATGAGTATGAAACTGCATTAACAAATTTATTAACAGATAGTAGAAATATTTTACTATCAAAATTATACCCTTTTGAAGATTATTCATCTTATACAATTCCTGCTCATAAATATAATTGGATATTAAGATGTAGTGTAGAATTATATAATATAGCAGATAAAATGGGTGTTACAAGTTATGCCGAAAACGGCTTATCTTGGGCTAAATATACTGATGGTATATCAAAGAGTTTATTAAGTGAGTTAATATCTCATGCTGGTATTCCTAGATACATTGAAACTGATACAACTGAAACTAATACAGAAGACGAAGGTGAATAACATGTATAAAGAACCAATTTATAATTATAAATCAAAAATTTATATATGTAAAAAAACTGGAGTTACACAAGATGAGTATTTAAATCAAATTGAAACTTATGATGAACCACAAAAATTTATGTGGAATGTACAACCTGTTAATGCTAGTAGTGAAGGAAAAGAATTTGGACAATTAGTATCTGCTTTAAGAGTTGCTGTTGTGCCAAAAAGAAAATATCAGGGTAAATTTCATGAATTCGATAAAGTATATATTGATACAGCACCAAGCAGCGAAGAATTAGATTTTGGTGATAATGCTGACTATAGAATATATAGCATTAGACCTCAAAATGCTGTACTAAAAATTTATTTTCTAAAACTAGTTAATAATTCAGTAACAGGAGAGTGATATTATGAATAATAACATAAAAATGAAGAAAAAAAATGCTGATGGAGTACTTATTATAAAAGAAGTAGAACCAGCATTATATTCAAATTATATTGCTTTAGGTTGGGAAGAAGTTAAACCTGAACCTAAAAAAAATATATTTGATAAAAAAATAGACAAAGAAAAAGATGAAAAATAATGAAAACTTATAATATAGACATTGGTTCAGCCACTGGTTTTAAAAAATTATCTAAAATGTTAGATACTATTGAAACTTTATTTACTAGTATGGAATTTAAAGAATATATTGCAAATAAAGCCCAAAAAGAACTTGAAATAATATGTACTGAAAAGTTACATAATTTAGAAAGTTATGACATCGAAGGACATTATTTAGGTGGCATGTATGTAACTATAGAAGATGATGTTATTACATTAGGTAATAACAGTATGGTCGATATAGAAGGTAAAAACATGAAACCTGAAACCAAAGCAAGATATGCTACTGGATTGTCATTAGCAAAGATTGTAGAATTTGGTGTTGGCTCTCAAGGTACTTCTGATGAAACATGGGAAGTAAATGTAAATAGAGATGAACATATTGCTAAATATGGTAGAGATGGTTGGTATTATTTAGATGACAATGGAAATATACATTGGACAACGGGAATAGAGGGAAAATTTATCTTTTATACTTTAACTAATAGAATAAAAGAAAAAATTAGTGATTGGATTAATGAATATATAGAAAGTAAATTAGATTGAGAGGTTTAAAAATGATAGATGATTTAGAAACTAAAATAATTAAAGATTATTATAATTATATAATGGATAAATCTATTTTTAAAGATACTTTAAAAATACTACCAGAAGCACCTCAATCTTTTGTTTCATTTCCTACCATAATAATAGGAGAAATTAATAATAGTCAGAATGTAGGAGCAACAACTACTAATCATTATGAATATGCTGATAATTTAGGTTATCGAGTAACTATTTATTCAAAAAATACTGCTGTTGGTAATGTAAAATATCAAGCAAGAAATGTTAGAAAAGAATTGCAACTTTTGACTTATAATTTCTTTATGGGATTAGGATTTGTTAGAGCAAATGGCACAAAAGGAGAATATCCAGATATTAGTGTTGATAGATACGATATGATATTTAGTGCCACAAGAAATAATTGGAATGGGAAAATTAGATAAGGAGAGATATTATGAAAAGATATTATACTGATGAAGGTATATTAAGTAAAGGTGCTTGTTTAAATATTCAAGATACTGATAGTCTATTTTTCTTATTAGTACCAACAACAACTTTACCTACAACTAAAGGTGCTCCAGCAACTGTAGATAAAACTGTTTTAACTGATAGTTCTATGACACAAGTTGAAGGTTTACAATCAAATGACCAAAAAACTTACACATTCAATTATCATAGAGATAATATAAAACAACTTAAAAAATATGCTGGTAAAAAGTTAACTTTCTTAGAAAGAAATGCTGATAATACTGGTGAAAGATTTACTGGTACATTTGCTTTCGGTAGAAATGATGTTGCAGTTAATGGTATTGAACAAGGTACTATTTATATTACTGTAACAAGTGCTGATGAATTCCCTATTGATGATGTTAGAGACTTAATTAAGCCAACTGCAGTAATTACAAACTTATTAGAAGATGTAAATATTACAGGTACTGGTTCAGTTATAGTTCCAATTGAAACATCAGAAGGTGCAACTGTAGCAGCAACATCAGCAAGTACATCAAT